CGTGAAGATTTAGTAGAAGCAAGTAATTATTATTTAACAGAGTCATTGCCCAGTAATTTTCATAAATGGAAAGAAAAAAAATTAGATCAATTTATTGAAGATCATTTATGGCAACCATTTGAAAATGAACAAGTTGATGTTGTTTGGGATCATATTACTTGTTTAGCTAATGGTATAAGATCTTATATTAAATTTGACAAAGAAAGGAATACATCGAAATGATTAGAAAAATAAAATTAGAGAATGAAGAAATATTTGAAACGGCAGATAAATTATATTGGTTGTTTATAGAAAGTTTAGAGGAAAAAATAGCTGATACATTTGTTGAAAATGATCCAGATGTTGAAGAAGGCACTAGAAATACAAGGAAGGGCAAAGAGCTTTTTTTTAGTATTGAAAGGGTATTGGAGGAAGTATGACAAATAAAGAATTACAAGGTTTTAAAGATGGAATAACAGATGCAATGTTAGAGGGTACTAGAGCAGAATACCACCCTAATAAATATTATTATAAACAAGGGTATGATTTTGGTATTACTTTATATTGTGACTTGAATAATTTAAATGAAGAGGAAGAGAATGAACGCTATTGAAATATTAAAATATGTCAAAGAAATGTTAGAAGTAAATACTATGGTTAATTGGGGTTGTGCTGACTACACGCCAGAGGAAGAGTTCCAATGTATGTTAGATGCAATAAAAAAAATGGAGGAAGAGGGCAATTAGCCCTCTTTTTTTTGCTCAATCTCTGGAACTTCTGTAAAGTCAGCGTCTATAATATCCCCATATAGTTTACGAATATCTTTTAATCTTGATTGGACTTGATCTAAACTCATTGTATCTATGGAGTTTAGTGTATGAATGTTTTGAGTATGATTATAAAATCCTGCAGCTTGACCACGATTTTTTTCTGCCTGAACAGATGCAGACCAAGCCTTATCTTCTTGAGCTGCTCGGGACAAGTCATCTAATCTTTTTACATGCCTGTCAAAAGTAACTGCAGTTTTGTGTTGCATTTCTTTTTTTAATTCATCTACATACCTGACAATCTCGGGGTGTTTTTGTATGTTTAGTAATTCAGATGCAGTTGTTCTAGCCCTATCAACAGAGTATCCGGCCCGTCTTGCCGCTTCAGTAGGGGTAATTGAACCATCTTCTCTAACTAATTCATTAACAAACTTGAGTTGTTTAAGGGTAAGTTTAGTGCTCATATGCAAAGTGTAGTGTACTTTCACGAAAGTATATAGTTGTTTTAAAAGTAAAACACAAATATTTTTGTAAATTACTTTAACAACAAGGCAGGTAACTATAAGTAATTGAATAAGTAATTACTATTATTGTTATATATCATATACTTATGTGTACAAATTACTTAATTACTTCTAATTGATAGTTTTTATAAAAAATATTCTTCTCTTAACTCTCAATACATCTTACTAGTCTAGGAAAAACTTCGGATCCTCTGCTATAGGTTGCATAATTTTGCGCAATGCCTCAATTCCTTGAGCACGAACCACGCTCCATTCATCACGACTAAAGCTACAATCATACTTATTATCCCAAAATTTTACAGAAATTGTGCCACATTTTTGACACTCATGAATTTTTCGAACAGGACTATCAGGCAATTTAATGCTCATATGTCTCCTTTGTTTAGCTCGTGGGAGATTTTAAGTTATTTTACAGGGAAAGTAAATGAAAAACGCATAGGATCTTATAACTCCTATGCGCTCTTCCATGTATTGATGGTTTAACAGGGGTATGAATTAAAAAATGAGAATTGAGGCCCCGAACCATCTCCAAGCTTTTGCCATGATTTACATGTAACCACCAGATTTTACCTCTATCCCAACTCTTTAATGATAAATGTGGGTGTGTTAGGTCCAACATAAGCCCCCACTACATTAAACTCAAAATATTCTTCAGCGTCATCAAAATTCATATCTTCCATTAGAATTTCAATGCACTTTTCTCTGTCGTAAGCCACGCAATAAGTATTAAATTGCCTGGCCACCCCTATAATTGCTTCATCAAACCCATCAGCAAACAAGATAGGCTCCTCAAAATTTAAAAAAAACTCCTCAACTTGCTCCCTGTTCATCTATCTCCCCTTGCGAATCACAGGTTTGGCATTGACCAATTGATTCTTCTGCTTCAAATTTAAGTCTAACATATCCATTACCGTGACATGCGGGGCATATCTGGTTGGCTTGGGTGGTGCAACTTGTTATCATATCTCCTCCATAGTATATCATTTAATCGATCCCACTTTCTGCGATTGATTATATCTTGCTTGGTCCGGGGATCACGAAGCGCATACTTGGATGCTTTGTCCTTGGCTCTTCGTAACCGAACCTCTAAAGATAGTCTCTTCATTTTATTTTGCTCCTATATTTTTTAGATATCTTGAGTAATCTGATAGTGCCGGCTCTCTAATAATAAACAAATCATCTTTAGATATGTGCGCATTTATCATATCACCAATACCTTCTATTCCACTCATAGATATAGCCCACTTTTCTATAGATTTTTTGTCTACATTAATTTTCCCTTCATCAAAAAGTTTTCTTATTTCTGCCATAGAAGCTTGCACCTCTTCAAGCACTGCTTTTAAACAGTCTCTATCTTTCCACTCTAAAGGAATCCCTACACTATATCCTTGTTTATTTTTACAAATTAATTCTGCATAAGTAAAATTTTCATTATACTTAATTCGAGCTTCTCCGTTATCCATTTCCTTAGATATTTTTATATCTTTTTTCCCCGGATGTTTTCTCATTCTCATGCGTCCCTCCCTCTATTTTCAGGATTTGTGTACCATTCTTTCATGTTCTCAAGCTGTTCCGCAAATATCTTACCATATTTATTCCGAGCATAGACATATCCGGCGGTCCCACTCAAGAAAGCCACACAAATAATAACAACTATATTCCAAAAATATATCATTCATCTACCCCCATTTGTTTTAATCTAACAAACTGCTTCTCAGCATCACGCACATAATAAGGCTGTTTCTTAATATTACGAATTCCATATCGGCGTTTACCAATTGGTCTTTTCTCTTCATTTTTTAATATACTATACTGATAAGCTAAACTTGCTTTAGTACAAATGCGCATATACTTCCGTGCTTTTTTGACGATAAGATCCAAATCTTCTTTGGCCGTCGCTTCACACGCTTCACTTTGTAAGTAATATAATCGACTGTCAAAGATATTTTCTAATAAAAAAAGTTCTTCTTGCGAAAGCTTTATTGATACTCCCTTCATATCATTCAATTCATTCTCAAGTTCTTTTTTATTTTCATCAAACTTATCTTGTCTCTTCCACTTATATTCTCTTCTCTTATTCATGCTTCCCCCTGTGTTTTACAGAAAGCTAGGTATTGCTCATCAGTATTATCTTTACCCAACTCCCATTGAATCTTCGACCATACGTGCATGTTCCGTTGACCATGTTCCTTTGCAAACTCTTGCGCACTCATGCTCTCAGCGTCCTCTTCCATAGTCATTAACCATGCTTTTATTCTACTCATGTTGTTTTTCTCCTTTCTTTCTTTTTATAAAGAGCAACAAGATATTCAATTGTTCTTGTAACAGAACGCATATCTTTATTTGCTATCTTATGTAGTTCTTTCCATGTCCCAATATCTATTGTGACTGATTTATATTTAGTTAAATCCATAACCTTCCTTTCTATGTGATTATATATTATAATATAAGTATTTAAAAGATTAAGTCAACCACTCTCTATAATTTTCGCCGAGAACCTTAGTGGCTATATTAATTTTATTACGAAGAGCCTTAACAATTCTTTCATCAACTGTTTTCTCTGCAATCAAATCAATATAAGTAACATTATTCTTTTGTCCGATCCGGTGTGCACGGTCCTCAGATTGTATACGCTTCTCAAGATCATAGTTATTAGAGTAATACACCACTGTTTTAGCAGCCGTAAGAGTAAGGCCGTAACCTGCTGTCTGTTGATTACCAACAAAAAAACGATGGCTTGACTCTGAGTCCTGAAACCGTTCAACAATATCTTGGCGCTCACTATCAGGAGTATCCCCGTAATAGGTAGACACTGTTTCCTTACCATATTTTTTAGATATCTCCTCGTAAATCGTGCGTATATCTTGACGGTAATTGGCCCATATGATAACCTTTCCGTCCACTTCTTCCAGGATATTCATCAACTCAGTGATACGGTTGTTCTTAAATATCTTTGTTTCCCCGCTCTCCATAATCAAATGACCACAACTAATCTGATGGAGTCGAAGTAACTGTGTCATTACTGTGCTAGCTGTGAGCACCTCACCATTATCAAACATCGCAAGAGCATACTCTTTCATTTCACCATAGGCTTTCTTTTGTTCAGCGGTCAGATCAACCTGTCTCTTTGTATAAATCTTTTCCGGTAAATCTAAACAGTCTGTCTTTAAGACACGGTAGGAATGAGGCGCAAGTAATCCGGACAACTCTTCTAAGTTTTTATATCCAACAACTTTATTAAAAACATGGGTGCCTACATTCGTTCTTACCTGTACGGTGTATCTATTCTTAAAACTGTAGTAAGAGGCATGGCCTAAGATAGCAGGATCAAGAAATTCACACTGCGAGAATAAATCAATTGGATCTTTGGTGACAGGTGAGCCGGTTAATATTCTTCTGTATTTTGCAAGGGTGCTTAACTTCAAAGCGTTCTTAGTTCTAATAGCTTTAGGATTTTTAATGGTGGTGCTTTCATCAATAACAATCATGGCCCTGTGCCCATGAAGAAATCGTTCAGCGAACCGTGCTCCCTTAGTCGTATGTAGCGCTTCCACATTCATTAAAAAGATATCAAGTGTCAAGTCTTTTGGATCTTTAATAATACTTTCCAACATTTCTTTTTCTTTTTTGTTGGGAGTAGGTGTCCAAGCCACCGTGAAATCTTCAATGTGATTGGGTAGGTGTGCAGGTATTTCCTGGCGTTGCCAGTTACGATACACTCCCTTTGGTGCAATGATTAAAGCACCATTAATTTTTCCTTTATCATATAACATTGACATGTTATCGATAAGAACTTTTGATTTTCCTGTGCCCATTTCCATAAAGTAAGCATAGTTTTCCTGCGACCAAGACTTTTTTAACGCAGTAATCTGATGTGCATAAGGCACAGTTTTAAATGGATAATCCATATAGTCTCCTATTCTGTTAATAATTCTTTCTAATTTTTTATTTAACACTTGCATTTTTAAAAAGCAATAACTATATGTGAAGAGAGAAAGCTTATGACAGTATTTGTGGTACAAGAAAAAATTGGAGTAGACATTACAGATGCTTTACGTTTTGGAGAATTTGAAAATCTTCTTCCTCGTAAAGATCAACTGATGATTAGTTCACAACCTGTAGTACATTCACTGAAGAAAAAATTAAAAGATTTTTCTGATGAAGATTATATCTTGTGTCTAGGTGATCCATCTATTATAGCAACTGTCGCTGTGATTGCGTCAAGCATGAACCGTAATAGATTTAAGCTGCTAAAATGGGATCGTAAATTAAGTAAATATTATCCTGTGGAGGTAGACACTAACTAAACTAAACGTTAATAGGAGAAAGCAATATGACGTCACTATTTGAAGAGTCGAAGAAAGCCATCCAAGAACTAGAGGGTTCCGGTGATGATAGATTAAAAGCTGTAGGTGTTTTTTGTGAGCAGTTAGAAACTGTTCGTAAAAAAATTATCGCACGAGAAGAAGAAGTAAAAAAATTAAAAGAGCAGGAATTTACATTAGAGAATGAATCTATACCGACGCTCTTAGATGAGATAGGAATGAGAGCAATTACTTTAAGCTCGGGTTCTAAGGTAGAAATAAAAGAAAATTATAAAGCTCATATAAGCGAAGAAAATAGAGTAGACGCACATGGGTGGTTAAGAAAAAATGGGTTTGATGATATTATTAAAAATGATATTATCTGTAGTTTTGGGAGAGGCCAAGAAGAGGTTGCAACTAACTTACTTAATAAGTTAACTGAAGCGGGAGAGAATCCTATTCAGAAAAGCGACATTCACTGGCAAACCCTAAGAGCATTTGTCAAGGAACAGATTGAAAAAGGATCTGATATTCCTCAAGACAAATTTGGAGTCTATGTAACCAACACAGTGAAAATTACATAGTGAAACTTGAAATGAAAAGGAAAAATATGACAAAAAATGTTGTAACTAAAAAGACTAATGGGCAGGTTGCACAACTTGCTTCTTTTGATACCTTTAAATCTATGGGATTCGAATCAATCGATGCTCAGGATTATGCAACGCCGAGACTTAAAGTCTTAATGGCGCTGTCACCAGAGGTAGCAGATGAGACTGTTGCAGGTGCTAAACCTGGAATGATCTACAATAATGTCACGGAACAATTGTATGATGGGGATAAAGGTATTCTCGTTATGCCATGTGGCTTTGCAAGAGAGTATGTAGAATGGGCTAACATAGGGACCGGAAGTAACGCTCCTATAAATGTGTATTCCGCTACATCAGATATTCTTTCGCAGACTACTCGTGATGGACAAAACAAAGACAGATTAGAGAATGGCAACTACATTGAAGCATGCGCCAATCACTTTGTCTATGTTATCAATGAAGGAGGACAGTCATCGAACGGTATGTTAGGTAGTCCTTGTGTCATCACTCTTAAATCAACAGGATACAAACGTAGTAAGAAATTTAATTCTCTTATTCGTTCCGTGATCCCTGCTGAATGGCCTATGTTCTCTGGATTATTCAGAGTTAGTAGTGTTAAACAAAAGAATGATAAAGGTACATGGCATACATTTGATTTCGGCTTTGAAAGATTACTCGATCAAAGCAATGAAAAGGACATTGCTCTCTTCACCTCAGCAAAAACTTTTGCTGAAACTGTTAGTAGTGGGGAGGCCAAGATTTCTCAAGAACGTGGTGAGGGCAGTGCGACCGATACGGAAAAAGGGCCGCTTCCGTATTAGGGCATATAGGTGGGGGGCGGTAACTAGTAATCTGTAATAAGATTTACCGCCCCCCACTATTAACAATGAAAGGTACAATGAGTGTAGAAAAATTTAAAGAAGTTTTTACCGGTTTAGAAAGAGCACACGGTGTATATGCACCGGGCGAGGTAAAAGAAAACGGCAAGCGTGGTGGTAAGTCTTACATAAAAAAAGAACCTGTCACTGCTCAACATTGGGTAGACCACGTCGAGGGTAAAGATCCCAGTCTTGGAATTGTTCCTATCATGGATGATTCAACATGTAGATGGGGATGCATAGATGTAGATACGTACCCATTAGATCATAAAAAAATAATTAAGAGTATAGAGAAATTAAAACTACCTTTAGTTACCTGTCGGTCAAAGAGTGGGGGTGCACATTTATTTTTATTTATTGATGGCGTAGTATCCGCTAAGTTAATGCGCACCAAACTAACAAGTTTTTCTTCTTTGTTAGGGTATGCCGACTGTGAAATTTTTCCAAAGCAAATAGAATTACAAGCAGACCGTGGTGACACTGGTAACTTTTTAAATCTTCCTTATCATGGAGGCGATGATAGTTTACGAAATGGTTTTGATAGTAAAGGAGAATCATTATTATTAAGTGAGTTTCTTTCTTTTGTTGATGAAAGAAAAATAACAGAAGAAAATTTAAGAAAATTTAAAATAAAACAAATAAAAACTATAGAAGAATTAGAAGATGGTCCTCCATGTTTACAAACATTAATTAGTGTTGGTATAGATGAAGGCGGAAGAGATAATGTTTTATATCAGTACGCTGTCTATGCAAAAAAGAAATGGCCTGAGAGTTGGCAAGATAAAATTTCTGAATTTAATTTTAAATATATGAAGCCACCACTAGGCCATGCACAAGTTACTAAAACAATTAATCAACATGAGAAAAAAGAATATAAATACAAATGTAAAGATCAACCAATGTGTTCACGATGTGATGCACCTCAGTGTCGCTTGCGTAAATTCGGGGTGGGAGGAGAATACGAAAGTAAATTTTCTGATCTACAAAAATATGATTCAGATGAACCTGTTTGGTTTTTAAACTTTGAAGAAGAGAGATTGGTTTTAAATACAGAGGAATTATTTGATCAACGAAAGTTTAGAAAAAAATGTATGGATGCCTTAACACAATTACCTAATGCACTAAGCCCTGCCGCATGGACCATAAAGATTCAAAGTTTGTTAGAGAATGTAGAGATAATTAAAACTCCTGCAGAGATAAGTAAGTATGGTCAGTTTGATTCTTATTTATATTCTTTTATTTATGATCAAGGTGTATCAGAAAGAGAAGAAGAAATAGCTATTGAAATGCCATGGGAGAATGAAGGAAAAATTTATTTTCAACCGAAGACTTTAAAAGAATATTTAAACAAGAAAAGATTTGTTGCTCTTACCCAAACAGAAATGCATGCAAGAGTCATGCAAGATTTAGGAGGGGGCAATCATAGAAAAACAGTTAAGAATATTACTTATTATTTATGGTATGTACCTTCTAAGCCAGTAGATAAAAAAGATTTACCATTACCAGAAATGAAAAAAAAGGAGGCTTATTAGTGACTGAAGATATTAAAACAACCAACGCCCCGCACACCTGGACTAAAGAAGAAATAGAAAAAATAGAAAAATTAATTAAAAGCCACACCGCTAGAGAAGCAGGGGAAATGATTAACAGAACTAAAAATGCGGTGTTAGGAGTCTTGTATAGAGAAAAAGTTAAGAGGGGTTATGTGCCTCCTCTAGATTCTAAATTTGCAAGGATAAGAAAATATAGAAAGGGCTTTAACTAAAACATGAAGAACATTATTTTTGGACCCCCCGGTACAGGTAAGACACATAAACTTTTAAGTATAGTAGAGGAGGCATTAGCTAAGGGTATTGACCCTGACCAGATTGGTTACTTTGCTTATACCCGTAGGGCAGCAACCGAAGCTATTACCCGTGCCGTGAATCAGTTTCCGCAGTATGATAAAAAAGATTTCAAATACTTTAGAACCTTACATAGTTTAGCTTATATGGAATTAGGATTAAATGATTCTTCTTTAATGGATGATGAGGACTACAAAGAAATGTCTGGTTTATTAAAAGCAAAAATATCTAACCCGGCAAATAAGTATGACAACTATGGAACAGGGTGGCAAGATGATAAATTTGTAAATATTGTAGATCTTGCGAGGATCAAAGATGTTAGTTTGGAACATCAGTTTTGTCAACCAAGCACCGGTCATTTAATAGGAGGCTTTCAAAAACTACGTAAGATTGCATCGGGATTAGAGAAATATAAAAAACAAAATGGGTTCTTAGATTTTACGGATATGATCTTAGAGTTTGTAAAACGTGGTATGTCTCCTAAATTTCGTTTACTTATTATAGATGAGGCGCAAGATCTTAGTGCAATTCAGTGGAGTATGGTAGACTTATTATGTAAAAATGCTACTCGTATTTATATTGCAGGTGATGATGATCAGGCAATATTTGAATGGGCCGGGGCGGATCCTTGGCAATTCAAACAACAGAAAGGAAATAGAATTATTTTAAATCAATCGTACCGTGTACCGTTAGCCGTGCAAGATCGTGCAAATTCTGTGATTAGTCGCATTGGTAATCGTGTAGAAAAAAATTGGAACGCTACAGATAGAGAAGGTTTACTAAAGTTTCAACCGAACCCCTATCGTAATATAGATTTTTTAAAAGATGATTGGTTAATTTTAGCACGGACAAACTACATATTAGATAAAGTAGAAGAAGAATTAAAGACACGAGGAATTTTTTATCAACGACAAAATTCTAAATCAGTAAGTGATCGTTTGCTATTAGCTATCAATAGTTGGACACGGCTTTCCCGTAATAAATATATTACATTAGAAGGAGCTAAAGCTATGTATCATTATATGAGTATAGATGTTGGTGTTAAGTATGGGTCAAAGACTATGCCCCGTGCTAATGAGGAAAAAGAATATAACTATCATGAACTAGTAAATGATTATGGACTCTTGTTACCACAAGCAATGCAATGGGACGAGGCTTTAGATAGAATATCTCCAACACGAGTAGCTTATTTATTAGCTTCACTAAGACGCAATCAAAATTTAAATCATGAAGCAAAGGTAAGACTTTCTACTATTCACGGATCTAAAGGTGGGGAGGCAAGTAATGTATTATTATTTTCTCAACTCTCGCACCGTGTCGATGAAGGGTATAGAAAAAATAGAGATGCAGAACGTCGGGTGTTCTATGTGGGAATGACACGAGCAAAAAAGGAACTACATATGGTTCGTTCGGAAAATAATAAAGAGTTTTCGGAAATGTTTTGGAGAATATAAATGAATAGCAGAGAGTATTTAGAACAAACTATCAAGGTTGTAAGAGGACCAAGAGAAAGAGACTACGGTGACAAGGTTACTAATCATGAGAACATTGCAAAGTTATGGAGTGCTTTTTTAGATCATGAAATATCAGCGCACAGCGTTGCTATATGTATGATGCTTGTAAAAGTAGCGAGACTTAAACACAGACCAACAGAAGATTGTTACATAGACATGGCGGGATATGCTGCTATTGCCGGCGAAATAAACGACAAAGAATAGGAGACTTATGCAGATACCTTTATTCCAAACTAAAATTGAATGGCTTCCTCCGGAAAGAATACCAGATCTTAGTGAAGCAAAAGAAATTGCTATTGATTTAGAGACGAGGGATAAGGGATTGAATGAAGGAATAGGACCAGGATGGGCGATTAGTAATGGTTATGTTATTGGTGTAGCTATCGCTGTTGAAGGATGGAAAGGTTACTTTCCTATTAGGCATGAAGGCGGCGGTAATATAGATGCTAAAATATTTACAAGACAACTTAAAAAAATTTTAGAATTACCTTGTGATAAAATATTTCACAACGCAATCTATGATGTAGGGTGGCTACATCAAATGGGACTAAAGGTTCATGGTAGAATTATTGATACTATGATTGCCGGTCCTTTAGTAAATGAGAATGAGCCTAGAAGATTTTCTCTTGATGAGTTAGGAAAAAAATATGTAGGAGAAAAAAAATCACAGACAGCTTTATATGATGCAGCGAAAGAGTGGGGTGTTAATGCGAAGACTGAGATGTGGAGGCTACCTCCAATGTATGTTGGCCCTTACGCTGAACAAGATGCAGCGTTAACTTTAAAGTTGTGGGAAATACTAAGACGTGAGATAGTTAAACAAGAATTAATAGACGTATTTAAATTAGAAACAGATTTGTTTCCTGTTTTATTTGAAATGAAAAAGAAAGGAGTTAAAGTAGATGTCGATCATGCAGAGAGAACAAAGAAGTTTTTACTTACTTCAGAGAAAAAAATACTTAAAAAAATACATGAGAGTACAAATGTCCATGTTGATATTTGGACTCCAACGTCTGTCGCTAAAGCTTTTGATGCAGCCGGAGTGCCTTACGAACGTACTGAGAAGTCTAAACAGCCTCGTTTTGACAAAGACTTTTTGTCAAATCATTCTAATCCAATTGCAAGATTGGTTGTTGAAGCTAGAGAAATTAATAAGGCGAGAACCACTTTCATTGATAGTATTCTCAAGCACGAGCACAAAGGACGAATCCATGCAGAAATAAATCAAATGAGAAATGAACAGGGGGGCACAATCTCTGGTCGATTAAGCATGCAGAATCCAAACCTGCAGCAAATCCCTGCTCGTAATAAAGAAATAGGCCCTTTGATTAGAAGATTGTTTATTCCAGAAGAGGGACAACAATGGGGCGCTTTTGATTACTCACAGCAAGAGCCAAGACTCTTAGTACACTATGCAAACTTAACTAAGCTTGAAGGATCAGATCATTTAATAGAGGGATACAAATCTGGGAACATAGATTTTCATCAAACAGTAGCAGACATGGCAGGCATTGATCGTAAACAAGCGAAGACTATTAACTTAGGTATGATGTATGGTATGGGTAAGGCAAAGCTAGCAAATGAATTAAATCTTACAGAATTTGAGGCTGAAGAGCTTTTTGTTAAATATCATACCAATGTACCATTTGTTAGACAACTTACTAAGAACGCTCAAAAACGAGCAGGTGATGTAGGTTTTATTAGAACTATCAAAGGACGTAAGTGTCGCTTTAATTTATGGGAACCTGTACAATTTGGAGCAGGTCTTCCTCTTCCTAAAAAAGAAGCCGAACGAGAGTACGGTGGGTTTGGTGGAATTAAAAGAGGGTGGACATATAAGGCATTGAATAGACTAATACAGGGCAGTGCTGCTGACCAAACTAAACAGGCGATGGTTACTTTATATGAAGAAGGATTTCTTCCTTTGATACAGGTTCATGATGAGCTCGATCTTTCTTTTGAGTCTGATGAGCAGGCAAAGAAGATTATAGAAATAATGGAACATTGTGTAGAACTAAATCTACCTAGTGTAATTGACTTAGAGAAAGGACCCTCATGGGGGGAGGCTAAATAATATGGCATACGCAAGAGAACGACAAGGAAGGTATGTCAATACGATTAAGGGGAAAGAAGCTAGCACAAGATGTAAAAAAAAACATCAAGCAAAATTACGATCGACCCCCGAAGGAAGAATAACTTTAAGATACAGACGAATTAAATGTGAATGGGGAGTTACTGTTGCAGATTGGTGGTTTAAACATTCTTCTACTTGTTTTGTTTGTGGCCCTAATATTTTATATGATAAAGCACCAACACGGAAAAAAGGAAGAAGCAATTTTACTGAATTAGTTATTGATCACCACCACAAATATACAAAAAAAGATTACAAAAATAATCTTAATCTTTTACCAAGAGGTATACTATGTCAACGACATAATTTGGGAGCAGGTATGTTTAAAGAAAGAAAACTTGAATTAGAAAGGATGATAGAATACTTGTATAAGAATGATTAAAGTTTTTATATTACTCTTGATGATGCACTCTCCTGGTATGCCTAGTATTAAATACCAAGCTTTTATTTTACCAAGTCTAGAAGCATGTGAACAAGAAAGAATTGTGAGAGAAAACATAACACATGAAGCTGCAAGGCAAAAAAGCATTAGCCCTGTGTGGATTAAAACAGAATGTATTGAGATGGAAATGTTTCCATCTGAAATTTAATCTAATTTTTTATTTATTTGTTTAAGTTGTTCTTCTATCACTGCTAGTCGTGCATCAATACGCAGCATATCAAAGTCTTTTATATTTGATTCAAGAGCCGTGACCCGTGATGAAAGCATCCCGTTTGTAAAAGCGATACCCGCTACTATGCAGGCTATCCATATCCAATCACGCATGCTTAACATTATG